AGCAGGCCAAGCTTGTACAGCTGGACTGAGTTGCCGGGACAAATCATGCAATACATTCCCGAGGGAGATCGAGGAGGTGTGTATTACCAGCCCATGAATGGTGGTCTGCTGCTTTGCAATCAGATAACATCCAAAGGAGGTTCCTTCAAGATCAAAGGAGCCATCGTCGATGCTTTGATGAATTGCTATGTACAGGTGTGGACACCTTATGAGCTTATGGTGCCACAAGCTGTGCCGGTAGAGATGGATGGGGTGATGCCAATCCCACGTGTGTTCGCGCAAATGCCGAAAGATCTTGCGCCTGTCTCACGAGATCTTTATGCAGACCTCATCAAGTATGGCAGGAACCTTGGTGGACAGAACATGAAAGTCAATGACATCTATGGGAAGATTAGGACACAAGCACAAGGTTTGTTCCCACGGATGCGCGTCAATGACAATGAGTGGTTGGCCAAAGTTGTATTGCTAATCGTCAAAACGGAATCGACTTTTGATGCAGATGAGAAACTTTACGACAGTCTTGCGGGTGAAATAAACTACAAGCTATGGGGAAAGTTTCGACGTCTGAAGACAAAGTTGTTTGACATGAGGTACGCGGAGAGAAAGCGCCAGTTAATCAATGAACCGTCGATGTTTGGTTACATACCATTGACATCTCGGGTCGTTGATCTGCGCGCCAACGCACCTACGTACGGAGTCCAGTGGGTAATTCCAAAGGATGGACATGCGTGGTGGCGCAGGGTCATGCCGTGGCTCAGGAAGTTCGTCGGACAAGCGGTGGACGGAGATTTGGTGATGGACATCACTGCTGAGGGCGTGTTGCAATACAACGACGACATGGTACGCATGACGAAGTTGTTCAAGGGCAAAGACTGTCTCGGACAAGGATCTCGACGGATACCAGATGGAGGACAATTGTTCGGCTACACACGAGTCAACATCAACCGATTCGGGATTGAACGTATGCGTGCTCATCAGATTAAGGATTTCAGAACAACTTTCAATCTTATTTCTGAAGAGCAACAAGACGTGATCCCCAAAGAAGAGGTTGTTGTGATTGATCGGCATTGCGATGATTGTGTTCCGTATGACGAGTGGGCTGCTGAGAATCCGAACGAGTTCAGAAGCTACTACACATACTTGTGCGAGCGCAATCACTTCCAACGTGCAGATCGGGGACGTGCTAAGGCAATGGCACTTCTGAAAATGCGCGAGGCGCAGTTTGCATGGAAGAAGGAGAGTGCACCGGTTAACGAACCAAAAGTCAGCCCGAGTATGGATGCGACGACAGCAGTTGTGACTGAACTCAGAGGGAATGGTGCTGCCCTGTTGGCAGCAAACATCGCATTGCTCAAGGCTGATGAAGAGATGTCAACGGACAGCGAGTCTGACGAAAGCGAGAGTACGGATACGACACTTACGAGTTCTGTTGAGGAAGTGGAGAAGACAGTGGAGCAGGTGGCGATGCGAGAGAAGGGCAAACAAAAGGCTCGTGAGCCTTGGGACGTACCGGCAGCGGAATCTGCGATTGCATGGGAAAAGCTACGCAAAAGCAAACCAGGACTCACTTATGACTTGAGCAAGTACAGCAAGAATGGCAGATGGGATAAGGTATTCCCGAACAGTCAAGACAAGCGTCTGAAGCCATTCCCATACGCATTTACACACTACCCTATGGCTGAATTCCCTACGGAACCGTGCTTACTGAACGCAGTGGCATATCTTCTAAGGAAGACACCAGCCGAGGTGTATAGTGCAGTGAATGCGGCATGGCCCAGCGAGGAGTCGGTTACAGACGTCAAGGACTTGCCGAACAAGGTGTTGCATGCAATAGGAGCGAAGTATATGGCTAAAATCAAAATTGTGAAGAACGATTTGGTGACTGAGGTGTATGGTGTCAATGGCTCATTCGAGTTGATACTCAAACATCACAACAACCATTTGGTGCCGGGGACTGTAAAAGGTGGGATGATAATTAATCCCATTTCTGCAATCCCTGAAGACGCACCGCCGTTGGCGCAACGAATGATGAGGCAAATGTACAAGCAGCCAGGCATAGTACCCTTCGAGTATGAGCCGAGTCGAGAACGAGCAGCCGCGTACGTCAGGGAGATGTTGGATGGAGGCACAGGAACATTCGCGGAAGTACCCGTAAACATTGAAACAATGCGCGGGTGGGAAGAGCTTGTGATGAAGTCACCAATTCCCAAAGTGAACGTTTCGGTGATAGAGGGTGAGGCCGGTTGTGGAAAGTCGTTTGGAATCACCAGTATTTTGAAGCAAAAACAATTCCATCGAGACAGATGTTTCAATGTTTCATTGCCAACGAATACTTTAGCAGATGACTGGAGAGTGAAGTTGGGTGTGAGAGATATCATACCACAGACGGGCAAAGGAACCCCGTATCATTATGTCACGACTTTCGAGCGATCAATCGCATCAGGGTGTTGGGGCTGGTTCATGGTCTGGGACGAGGACAAGTTTCCAAAAGGATATATGGACTTGATCATGTTTTTGTTCCCACATGTGAAGAACTATGCATTCGCATGTGATCGATACCAAAGCCAATGGCATGAACCGAACTCGAAATGCAGGTTGAACGATCCAACTATACCGGGAAACGCGACGTGGTTTACGCAATACAACAAACTGTACATCAGAGGAACGATGCGCGGTGGACCAAACATTGCGAACTTTCAACGAACCATAACGTTTAATGACCATCAAGGAGGATTCCATTTCGCCGATGTCATGCCACAGCAATGGGCAGACCTCACAACGTTCTTCCCAGGAAGAGGTGAGGATGCGCTCAAAGCTTTATGGAAGGACACAGAGTTCTTCTACGCAGCGCACGTAAATGTGCACTGGGCAGAGCAGTTGCGACAACAGGATGCAGTGAGCTTTGCGGGGAGTCAAGGATTGACCGCGGAGTTGGCAATTGTCGAAGTTGATGCACGTGTGATCAAAATGAACACGCTATATCGGCTTCTTCATACTGTGCTGAATCGAGCGCGCAATTACATCATTGTGTGCTCTTACGTCACAGACGGAGATCTCAACATGCACATCAACTCCAATGCGATACTACGGGAATTATTGTGGTACAAGGACGGATACCGGCGAGGAACGCCTGTGACCATTGTGCCAGAACATAGCTATCAGATCGAGGAAGTTTTAAACGAACCACTGCCTAGTGATACAAGACAAGTTGTGATTCGTGATCCTAAAACTTGTAAAAACCTCGATTTCATATCGAAATTCCCGAATGTTGCGAAGGCATTGGATGACTGGCTGGAGAACAATCGCTCAGGAACTTTAACATTCGACGGCTTCTATAGTGACAAGTACACATTTAAGCATAGGATAGTTGAATTCCAGAAGGCTGCTCAACAGGACGTCATGAATGCAGAAGGAGGGTACCAGACAGTTAGCACCAGAACACATCTGCCAAGGACCGAGATTGAAGCCATCAAGGAGTTGCACCGAGCAAGGGTTCCTGAGAGATTCGCAGCAGAGTTGAGTTTCAGAGGTCTGTATTCAGAACAGAAACCAGACATGCCCCAATTCCGGAAGGACGCACAAACCATCTGGAAAAAGGCCGCGTTGCAGCAGAAGATTCCGCACAGGAAATTAGTGCGGCACCTTCCACAGCGTGGGCAGCCAGGATTTGGCGATCGGTTGGACGTATACATGCCAGACATGATGAATCTCGGTTTGGATCAAAAGGCTAGTGATTCAGCCTCTTTCCAAGCCGGACTCAAACAGCGTGTACGCATAGGCACTTACCTCGAGAACATGGAAGAGATTGCGAATTCTGATGGATACGGAATAGCTCTGTTCGAAGCATTTTGCAAATGTGCAAACTGGGATCCTGGTGAGGTAAGAACCCTCACACAGGAAGAGAGAGAGAGATGCGTTTTGAAGTTCAACGATCGACGTGCTGATAGAAGTGACGCTTTGAAGCAAATGAGTCTGAACCGGAGTGAACCAGATTACATGGATTTCCTTAGCGCGAAAACCCAATTGAAGTTCAAAGAGCCTGAACACATCAAAGCAAAGGGTTTGCAACCGATTTTCATCAGATCAGACGAGTATCTGTTTCGATTTGGATGGATAGGCGTCAGGTTGTTGGACGCGATCTTGGCAGATCTACCGGAGACGATTTATATACACGCACAGAAGAGCATTGAGCAGTCAAAAGCATGGTTCAAGAAGATGATGAGCGGAGTCGAAGTCCATGAGATGTTGGACATGTCAGGACTCGACGGCACGGTGAGAGGAGGGGCCATTAAGATGATGGTGCTTTTCATGAGACGTTATGACATCCCGGAAGAGGACATTGACTTTTACGTGAACGACAAAGCCAACTTTCACACAAGAACGAAGCATCTCGCATTGATGACACTATCTGGCGAGATTTTCACTTATCTGATCAACACGCTGTTTTGCATGGGAAGAGAAATGCTTAAGTACGACATGCCACATGGTTCATTAATAGCAGGAACCGGTGACGACATCGAACGCGAAGCAGGACTACCAGTTTCACCGAATTGGAGACTCTATGAAGCCCAGGATTACTGTGTTGAGAAACGATTCCAAAGTGAGGTGGGCGAACTGGCATCCTTCAAGATCAAGAACGGAGTGTTGTACAAGGATCCCGTGATACTGTTGGGAAGATTGTTAGCTCAAATTGAACGA